ACATCGAAACAAAATGGAGTTATGGTCAATCACCAAAATATAATGTTCAACATTGGGGTTATATTCTAGGCGATATTGTAGAAGAATTTGCTTCCTACGACGAAGCCCTTGTTGGTTTAAAAAATATATTGATACAAAAAATAGAAGAAGAGAAAAAATTTCAAGAGGAAGATAATGGAGATGAATGGTAATATGAAAATTTTAAATAAAAACAAGCCAATTTTATTTCTAGGCGATCATCATGGCGAATGGTCGTACCTTCTTGACATTATAGATGCTAAAAAAATAAGCGATTGCTATTTGATTAGTGTTGGAGATTCAGGTATTGGATTTACCGATCAGAAAACCCAGGCTAAAAATAATAAATGGCTTAATGTTGAGTTCAAAGATAGAAATATCATCTTTATGGCTATTAGAGGTAACCACGACGGCCCCGACCACTTCAAAAGCCCTGATAGAGCAGCCTTAAGTAATTTTGAATTGATAGAAGATTATACCATCATGGAATATAATGGTAAAAAAATTCAATTTATTGGTGGCGCTACTTCTATTGATAGAACATCCAGGAGAGAGGGAATTTCATACTGGGAGGACGAGGTTATTAATTTTGATAGAGACAAATGCGAGGAGGTGGACATTCTAATAACTCATACGGCGCCAACCTGGTGCTTTCCGCAACAGTTTAACGAAATGGTTTATGGATGGGCAAGAGAAGATGCTTATCTGCTAGAAGATCTTACGGAGGAAAGGGCAATTATGGATGAAATTTGTAAACTCTGCAAGCCAAAACTCCATCTATATGGTCATTTTCACAATTCTTGGACCGAAAGAGTAAATGGATGCATGCATAAGCTTTTGGACATTAATGAAATTTGGGGAAATATTGATGTATAAAAATAAAACAAATGCGTTTGACTTCCGTTATAAAACAGTGTAGTATTAATAGATGAAGGTTAGTCTTCCTGTAGAAGAAGAATATTTTAATATCGTTCCGAATAAATTTTGCAATCTCGATTGTTATCTAATAACTCCGAAAATAGATGCAAAATGGAATGCTGATAATTTATTCTATCGCTCTCTTATTACTGATAAAGAGGGAAACGTTTTTTCTTGTGGGTTTTTTAAGTTTTTCAATTATCTCGAGAAAGCAAATTGTTATCCAGATCCGGAAAAATTCAACGATTGGAAGTGTGAGGAGAAAAAAGACGGCTCTTTAGTTATTTGTGATTATGTAAATAATCAATTCTCAATGAGAACCAGAGGAACGGTAAGTTATGCAACTCAAGAAAATGCTGCAGATTTTGAGCTACTTCCTCAAAAATATACAAAGGTAGTAGACTTCTTAAAAGAAAACCAACATATCAGCTTATTGTTTGAAATTGTTACCCCTAATAATGTAATAGTTATTAGACCAAAAGAAGTAGAATTTTATCTTCTCGGAGCAATTAACAAAAATAGTATGACTATTGTTTCCGCTGGAGATTTAACAGAAATTTGGAGAAACATAGGAAATATACCTACTCCAAAAACTTACATGTTTAGTGATATCAGAGATCTAAGCAAAATATCTGAACATATCAAGAATTGGAAAGGGGAAGAAGGAGTTGTAATTTCTTACAATAATGGACAGAATAGAATTAAATTGAAAACTTTATGGTATTTATTTTGTCACAGGGTTAAATCGCAACTTAGTTCTACCAAGAATTTAATTGAATTTTATATCGATAAAGAAATGCCGGCTCATCAAGAATTCTATAAAATAATTGAGACAGAATTTGATTATGAGATTGCGGTTCAGTTAAAAGACGAATTGGAAAAAATTTGCGGAGCAGGAGAAAAAGCAAGAAAATATATTGATCATATTCTAGAAGTAGTGCATGATATAAGAACAGTCGAAACCAGAAAAGAACAAGCACTGATGATCAAAAAAAACTTTAAGGAAAATTCTGCGCTTGTATTTTGCGTCTTAGATAATAAAGAAATAATAAAAGAACAGTGGGCGAAACTTATAAATCAAAATTATGAAAGTCAAAGAACTAATTGAAGTATTGCAAAAACTAGATCCGGAAACGCTTGTGCTTGTAGATGGCTACGAAGGAGATTACGATACTCCTCAAGAAGCAGTAGAAACAATTGTACGCGAGCAAGTTTCTGAATGGTACTATGGCGATTATCGAAATTGTTCAAAAGACAATGCAGAATCAATAAAAGCAATTTACCTACCGAGATAAACATTTAATATGAAAAATATACTATTAGCACTAATCGGAGCTTGTTTAATATCTTGCACAACTACCCCCAAAAATACAGAAGCTTGGATGGCGAATCAAAGGAATGCCTGTCTTCCTACCGCAATTGCCTTTAGAGAAGGATTAAGAAAGTATGACGTTTGGTCAGAAGTTTTAAGATACGAATGGCTTGATAACAAAACCAAAAAACCAAAAGGTCATGCTATAGTTGCTTATATGTATCCTAAAGGTAAAAATCAATTATGGACATATGACTTTTGGGGTAGTTATAGAGTCAGAGCCTTCAAAAACGACCCATTACAAATAGCCAAAGAAGCGGTTAGAGTTCGTTACGAAGATAGAAATGTTTATTTGGCTGAATTTATAAAATAATATGTATTTTAATATAACATTAAGAAACTTTTGCAAACCAAGAAAAGAGTTTAAAAAATATTTTTCATCCTATAAACAACTTTCAAAATATAAAAATGTAGAATTCGAAATATTTTATTCAGGAGATAACATTTTTCAATTTGAATTAGATTTTTCTCCAATCACAAAAGATCATGGCGGCTTGGGTATAAATTTAAATTTTTTAGGCTTTGAAGCGGGCTTGAGAATTTACGACTCAAGACATTGGGATTATAAAAATTGGTGCTGGGAAAAATAATCTTGACATTTAACTAATATTGTCCCATATTGACTCTATGGATAAAGAAATTGAATTAAAGCTTGTAAAAAAATATCCTAAAATCCTCAGGGACTACAGGGGCAATCCAATGCAAACTTGCATGGCTTGGGGTATGGAATTTGATAATGGATGGGAAAATCTAATCGACATTTGTTTACACAAATTGCAATATTTCTGCGATCTTTGTGCGAAAGACGGAAGAAGCGTGCAAGTTGTTGCTACGCAATTAAAAGAAAAAATGGCGGCCCTCGCCTTTTATTTTTCCGTCGAGGGTGGAACCAGCGACGATTGGGACATTATTGATGATATCATTTCTGGGGCAGAGGTGAAATCTGCTCATATATGTGAAATATCTGGGGAACATGGATACCTTTGCTCACAAGGAGGCTGGTATAAAACTCTCTGCTACGAAGAGGCGAGAAAACTAGGATATAAAGCATGTAATCCAAGCATAGAAGAATATTGGGCAGAAAAAGACGCAAAAGGAGAAAAAAATGACGACAGCGAAGAACTTGGAACAACTTGAAGAGTTTGCATTTTATGAAAGCGGTTTATCTGCTGATGGATGCATAGAAAAGTTAGATTATTATACAAACGAAGCCATTAAAAGATATGGTAGAATTCTTGTACAAAAACAAAAAGAAAATTTTATAGAAGGCTTTCAAGGAAGTTGTTATTGTTGTGAGCCAGTTGGAATATTAAATCAAAAACTGGAAAAAATAGCCAAAAAACTTTATGGTACTGTTCTTCATGTATATGAATTAGCCAAAGTAGATCCTTTGGTTGTAATTGGTCCTGCTTTATATAAGGAAGCAGCAGAAGGAGCAAAAGAATATGAAGAATATAACGCCAATTCTTGAAAAGATTTTATTTTTTTTAATTATTATTGCCCTAATGTTGACGGCTTTTGTTTTTAGTTATTATATACAAGCGCAAAGCAAATTAGACATGCAAGAATTGGAACAAATTGTAGAAAAAGAATTACAAGAAAAACATGGAAACTAAATATAAATTTGAAGAGGTGACTGGATGCACGGCGTTTGATTTTGTGGTGAATGACACATCATTATCGGTACTATCCAATGAGGAAATTGATGAAATTTTAGATTATCTTTTTGTTAAAGTTAAAGAAGGTATTAACGATAATACAATACTCTTCCCTGATGTGGTAAAATTATTTCAATATGATGATTACGAAAGTGATCCAAATATTTGTGAAACTTGCGGAGACTGTCGTAGCTCGATGACTTGGAAAATTTAAAATACTCAGAAATAATTATTTTTTTCTGGGCGATAACGTTCTTCCTCTTCTAAAACCTTCCGGAATATCATCCAGATTACTAATTAATTTAGTAATAACGCCATCAGTAATATTAAATTTTTTAGATAACGTTCTTCCCCTTTTAAAACCTTCTGGGATATCATTTAGACTACTAACAAATTTAGTAATAATTCCATTGGTAATATTAAATTTTCTAGTGAATGTTCTTCCTATTCTAAATCCCTCTGGAATTTCCTTTGAAATGTCAATGCGTTTATTTATAATTCCGTTGGTGATACAAATTTTTTTGCATAAAGTAGTTCCCTTCCAAAAGCCTTCTGGTATTTGTTTATGAGATTCAATAGTTTTATTAGCAACTCCATCGGTAATTCTAATTCTGTTTGCATTAATGCTTGTTAGTTCTCCACTTATATATCTAGGGTCGTTTTCAGAACAGCATAAATTATTTCCATGCGTGTCTTTTACCATTACTCTTCCTCTCATAATCGATGTTAATTCACCGTTTATATATCTGGAATCATCTTTGGAAACTCTAAAAACATTTCCTTCTCCGTCTTTAACCATAACAGTTCCTTTTACTACACCTACCAATTCGCCTGTTTTTAATCTAGGATCATCTTTATGAACTTGAAAACTATTTCCATTTGAATCTTTTACAGAAACAAATCCTGTTGTGTGCGTTATTAGTTCTCCTGTTTTTAATCGGTCATCGTTGGGATTGACTCTAAAATGTTTACCATATTTATCTCTTACTGAAATAGTCCCTTTTGTGACGTGATATAATTCACCGGAAAGTAATCTTTCATCGTTTTTTTCTACTTGGAAAGTATTTCCTTCAGAATCTTTCACTGGAACTTTATTTTTTGCAGTAGAAAAAATATTAGATCTATCGCTTTTTATTCTTTCATCATTTTTATCCACTTGTATTATCTTACCTGATTCAGTTTTTATCATGACTTTGTTTTTGCTTGTACCAAACAACTCGCCACTCTTCAATCTCTCATCGCTCTGAAACACATTAAAAACATTTCCCTCAACATCCCTAGCAGTAACCATTCCGTTTCTTCCACCTCTTCCTCCTACACAAACATTATAAGTATTTTCGTCTTTAACAAAATCTTCAGTCACCAATTCAGCTTCTTTTTGATAACATTCTTTTAAAGTTGAAAATTGAAAAAGAATTTCTCGTTTAAAGTATTCTTTTCCGTATTTTTTAATTGCTTTTTTAAGAAGCCTACCTGAACCTATATAATCATCTAATAAATTTGTGGTAGAATGAACACCTATATAAATTTTTTTATTTACAAGGTTTGTTGTTTTGTATACAATATGATAAATATTTGTTTGCTGAGCTTTCATAGTTAATATTTGAAGTTTAGATCTGGTGGGGTACTGGTAATACCGCGACCAGAAATATTTATATTAAAATACATTTTTTTCTTGCATTTTTCAAAAAAATATAGCACTATCATAATCAATATGATTTTAGCTCTATCCGATCTACACTTGGGCAGTCCAATTTGTCAAGCAAGCTTGACCTTGCATTTATTGGAAAATGAAACTTATGATACTCTAGTAATTTGTGGCGACTTATTAGATAGCTATAATATTCATAGGCTTTGCAAGAAGCAATGGAAAGTTCTTTCTGCATTGAGGAAAATTTCAAAAGACAAGAAATGTATCTTTATTAAAGGCAATCATGATAAAGATTTAGAGACAATTTCGGTCCTCCTGGGCTTTGAATTTGTGGACGAATACGTTCAGGAAATTAATAGAAAAAAAATTCTTTTCACGCACGGAGACAAATTTGATTTCTTTATTACCGCTAGACCATTTTTAACAGAACTTGCTTCCGGCGTATATTATCTTTTGCAAAAGTTAGACAAGAAACAAAAACTCACAAGAAAGCTTAAAACCAAGATTAAAACTTGGCACGGCGCGGCGCACGATTTAACTGTTCGAATTGCCCAACATTGCTATAATCATAAATACGACGCGGTTTGTTTTGGTCATACCCATGTTCCTAAGCAATACCATGTTGCTGGAATAGAGTGTGTAAATTTGGGTTCCCAATGCGAACTGCCAATCACCTATGCCAAAATTGATGAAGAGGGAAAAATAACTCTAAAACAATACGAATAATATGGAAATGGCGATTTTTACATTTATTATAACACTAATCTCAGCTGCTTTTGCAATATATTGCTACAATGACGTCGATAGGAAAAAATGAAACATTTTATGAGCATATGTATGCTCTTAGACATAAACCTACAAAAAAATGGGTCGAATTTGAAACCGATGAGTTGGAGCTAACAGTAACAGTTATAACATTGGTAGACTTCAGACATTGCACAATTTCCAGAACGAAAGGATATTTAGAAACGTTCTTGAGGCGCAGTGTTTTCAACGGTACACCGAATTACGGTAATGAAAATTTTTTAGAATTTGAGCTTGTAAAATTAAAAACAACCTATACAATAGAGAAATGAGTGACTATACAAAACCATACACGCCGGAAGGCAAGCATCCAGAAGACGCGATTTATGAAGTTAAGAGTTTCTTTGAAAAGCTCAGAGATGTTCAAGACGACTACTTTGAAAGATTATCTGAAGGTTTAAACCTTACGGAGCAAGGTAAAGACTTTCTTTTTGATTATGTCTATAACGTAAGCAATGAGGATCAGAAAATTGACGACTTTGCGCATTATCTAGAAACCTTGAATAAAAATTACGAAGATTTAATTAATAAATAATATGAACACACAAATTGATCCGTTTAATGTAGCTTGTATGACTCTCGTTGCTTTTGGTATAATCTTTATAGGCTTTTTGACATATAGTGAGGTGAAAGAGAAAGAAATTAAAGCCAATCTTATTAAAGAAGCAATTCAAAAAGGTTGGACTCCAGAGCAAGTCAAAGAAATCTTAAAAACAAGATGAGAAGCATAAAGTTTCGTTTCTGGAGTCCGCAAGGAAAAGCATTTGTAGAACAATACAAATACAACGGCTATGTAGATGAATTGTTTGATGAAAGAGAATGGAGTATTCTAGTCCCTTCCCAATATACAGGATTAAAGGATGATTTTGGAAATGAAATATGGGAAGGCGATATAATTGAATTAAAAAGAAAAGATAGAGAAGGTTTACACAGAGCAGAAATTCAATTTGTTGAAGGAGCATATTTGGCAAAATTTATTAAGCATGAAGGAACTCTTAGCTTTTTTTGGTTGCCACATTTAAACGATTATCGTGATGTTAAGGTAATTGGAAATAAATTCGCTAATCCAGAATTAACATGAAACAAGATTATAACAAATCAGATTTTGGTTTTGGAGCAGCTGTAGGAAATGATTTTACATCATACCCATTTAACGCAATGAAATACGATTATAATGCAGCAGTTCCTAATCCTATAGGATCAAACGGTTTAACAATTGACTCAGAAATTATTAATAATAGTCTAATTGATTGCGAACACATTCAGCGTATTAAAAAAGACATAGAACTATTAGCAAACGACACAAGCAAAGATCTAAATGCATTGCAGTCTGAACTACATTATATTTCGGCTGAAATATACGGAAACAAAGCAATTGCAGAGGAAAGAATGGAAAAACTACAAAAAGAGCTACAAGAATTTAAAAAAGCTACTAATAAATTTCTGAG